CACGTACGACTTCAAAGGCGCGTAAGTCCGCCAAAATATCCGCATCTAACGGTAAATCGTATAAGGTGTCGTCTTCCAATGCCGCTTTAAACGGTGCAGTGTGTTCGCGATACCAGTTTTCACTAAGCATTACCGCCTCCACAATTGCCCCATAACGGTCGACGGCGGCTTCCGCCAAATACTGCCCGTTACCGCGAGCATCATTGGCGGCTTTGGCAAAGCGTGGCAGACGGTCGCCGATGTAAAAATAAATCTGCTCTTGCTGTTTAAAAGGCAGATTGGAGAGCTCTATCAAAATGACATTTTTAAGCCGTAAATCTTGCTGTTCTTGTGCTATTGCAATGACCGACAAGTCACCGCTGCGGGCAAAGTCCATTCCTAAAAACGTGCGGTATTTTTTCGGTAAGACCTGCAATAACGGTAACAGCGTTTCTTCGCACCAACCTTCAATCTCGGCGGCACGTACCGGCTCGGGCAGCTGCGAGAACTCATCTCTTTTGGCAAGCTGGATACGTGGCGTGGCTTGATTCATCCGACTTTCGATTAACGCTCGGGTCAGCCATGCCCCACCCGAATTCCGCGGAATACAATCCAACTCTTCCGAGGCGGCATCGCCATAAAAGGCGCGTATATCGGCTACCCAAGCGTCTTCTTTGGCCTGTGTCCATTTCTGTTTCTGACGCAGACAAATACGCTTAAACAATCCTTGCTCAATCGCATCATCAAAGGTGATGGTATGTAAACTGTATGGCTTTTTACCGGAGCGTACATCGGTGACCAACTCGTTAAACGGGTTGTCCACACCGTCGTGCGTACTGATAATATGTACCTGACCGCCCCACATCAAAAGCGCCATCGCTGCTTTTAAGAGTTCTTCTAGGTTCTCATGGAAAGCTGCCTCATCAATAATCACGCGGCCTTGCTTACCCCGCAAGTTTGACGGACGACTGGACAGCGCCGTGATACGCCATCCGCTGGCAAAGCGGATAACGAACGCGAGAATGGATTTTTCCTCATCCCCTTGTTTGAAAATTTCTTCCGTTTGTTCGATTTCACCCGCCGCCAAGCCGTAAGATTTTGCCCAGTTGGCACAATCGCGGATAAATTCCTGCGCCATGTCTTTGTTATAGCCGATATACCAGCTGTCCATCCCGCTTTGACTTGCCGCCAAAAGTGCGGTATCAGCCGCCTCACCCCAGCTTAAACCGATACGACGGGATTTTTCACATACCTTGACGGGCGCGGTATCGGCACACCATTTTTGTTGATAAGGCAATAAGACGGCAGGTGTTCGGTTATCGGTATCCATTACACAATCCCCAAAATCTGTTGTCGGATTTGATCTGCGGTATCGTCACTTAAGCCGCCTTTTTTGACTAATTTTTCCACTTCCGACGCGGCTGCCTCCGCTTTGGCTTTTAATTCAGCGTGATATTTTTTTAATTCAATAGCAGATTTGATGACCGGGCTGATGTTTTTACCCAACATAGAGACTGCTTTTAGGCGGGCGTTTTGGCTTTTTTCGTCTTTCACTTCTTCAAGACCGACTAAGATATTCATCACCTCGCTTTGTATCATCTCTAAGACTGCCGTACCTTGTTTGAGGCTGTCGTCTTTACTGATATTTTCCGAGATAATACGTGCAGCTTCAGTGCTGGCGCGAATGGAAGCCAAGCGACGCTCCAATGCCTGTCCGTAACGGTGTACCGCACTTTTTGAGATGTCAAATCCACGGGCACGCAATTCTTCTTCCAGCTCGCGATAGCCACTGAAATTATTCTCGACCAAGGCAGCATCAAGCCAATCCTTCACCGCCTGTGGCAAGCCTTTCACCGTAGATCGTTTCGGCATACACTCCCCCTTACCAATATTTTTCAGGACGGGCAATACCGGCCGGCGATGACACGACATACTCGACCACATCAACCCCCAGAGCGGTTAATTTGGCATGCCAGGCCGCTGTATCACGTCCACGCAATTCGATTAAACCCTTATCCGCCAAATAATCCATTTCACGGCGCAATTCCATCGCCGTCAGTTGTACAGGGACGGTATGGATAGTGGACAAAATCAACCCTTCCCCCGCGCCAATAGGGCGGGCGTGGTCAAGGGTAAGCAATACTAACCAACGCACGTGCTCACGTTTGTTTTTGTCAAAATCAATCATTTTCTACTCCCGTACATCATTATGACCTTGTCCAACTTACTGTTAATGGCATCAAATCGCGCCGAGTTCACCGCTTCGCTACGGATAGCGTCTTCCCGACGTTGGTATTCATTCGGTAAATCGGTTTTCAGTTCGATGACAATACTGCGCGCCGCCTCCGCCAGCTCCTTCGCGCTTTGAATGTCTTTTTGCAGTTGGGTATATTTATCTTCACTGAATTTAAACTTTTCGTTGAGCTTGGATTCAAACTGCGACAACAGCATTTTTCCAAACCCGATTAACATCCCGATAATGGTAATAACCAGGCTGACAAAAAAGGTGATCACCTGCCAGCCGCCCACTTCAATCATAAACGCTCCTTGTCGCTCATATAGCGGATTAATTCATAATGCCGCCCTGCGCATTCGCCGTAAAGGTCATACATCACCTTAAGGGCAAGGAGTGCGGCATCGGCATTATTGCCGGTTAGTTTCGGCGGCAGATCGCACGGCTGTGCCAAAGCCGCCGGTAGCGGCGGATACGGCACGCTGACGACTGTTTTCAACGGCGCGCAAGCTGTCAGTGTCAAAAGTGCAACCCACACGCATTGCCGCGGTTTTTGCCAATATTTTTTGTAGTTCATCGGTGGTTTGTTCCCCTAACATTTGATATTCGCCGACCTTTTTTAGGACGGTCAAATTGGTTTGATTGGCCGTTTCAAGCTGTTGATTCAGACGTTCTAACTGCACCTGTAATCCTTGCTTAGCCTCTTTTTCAAACTTCAATGTGGCAGCCTGATAGCCTGCCTGATAATTATTGTATGCGGTCAACCCGATAACGACGGCGATAACCGCCGCAATTGCCAACATCGCGATTAATTCATAACCCTTTGAGCCAAACATCCCCTTAATCATTGCCCACATACGCCAGCCCCCCAGCCGCTTGCGATGTAATGCGGTTGCCAACGGTAAATAATGCGCTTCGGATAACCGCGATTTTCTGCAAAATTCGCCCGACTTCTGCCGGCGTTAATATGCTCCACCGCTCCCCAGTAACGCAGCGGATCAACGCCTGCCGCTTTGGCTTTCGCTTTATCCCGCTGTACCCAACCCAAACCGCCGTTATAGGCGGATAACACAAACGCCCAGCGGTCGCAATCGGTGCGTGCTTGAATGCGTTGCCAGTGCCAATGGTTGTATTGCACTAATGCCCGCATTGACCAGCTCGGATTAAACGGGTTATTGGTAGCAAGCTCCGGGTATTGGGCGGCAATCCATTTTCCGGTCGCCGGCATAAATTGCGCCAATCCTTGGGCACCGACAGGTGAGACGGCGCGCATATTCCATTGGGATTCTTGATGAATTTGGGCGGCAAATAGGGCAACGGGAGCATTTAAACCCCATACCGCCCGACTTTCGCGGGTGAGTTCCCGTCGGTATTGTTCTGCCGGCGGAGCGGCAAGTGCCGTGCCAACCAATACAAGCGGCAATAGCAACACCCCGAGCAGCAGGTAACAACACCCGCGGAAAAATCGATTGCTTCGATGACAACAGCGCATATCAAAGCCCCAGAGTCACACCTAAAATCACCGCACCGACAATTAACGCACGGCGTAATACCACCATGGCAAACACGTTCAGATAACCGTCACAGACCGGATATTCCGGCTTACCTTCACGCCCCCGTAATTTGGTTTCGCGTTTTTGCCATTTGTCTTTGAGATAACTGCCGGGACTGGCATACGGGAACAAAGCACGGTCGAGGTGATACCCGATAATCGCCGCCACCGATACCAATGCCAATTTATACAACACCACCGGCAACTGTGATGGCGAAACCGCACCGATAATCGCCATTAAACAGAGCGCGGCGATGACCCAAGACAATAAACGCCCGTGCTTTAACGCATTAAAAAAACCTTTCATAAATTACTCCTTTAAGTTCATTGTGTTTTTTGAGGATTTCATTATGGCTTTTTGTTGCGCTTAAGTATTTTTGACGCCGTTAGAATAAAGTGCGGTCGGTTTTCACTATGATTTGCAAAAAAACAAGGAGGGGAAATGTATCAACCATTTCCACATTTGAGGCCAAGGGGTGGGATATATGATTTACCACCGTTAACAACAGAGGTAACCATGCGAAAATTCACTTTAGACTACATTAAATCGCTTA